AATCAAAGCACAATGATCCAGATTCAGCGAGAGTACTTTTCACTAGTTCTAAGGAACGCATTAATAGCAGCGATTGTACACCCTTTGACCGTGCTGTGGCTTTTTATATTGTCAATAAGTGCAGTTTTAGTGGTCTTACAGAAAGCTCTAGTTTTTCACCTCAAGCTTCTAGGAGCAATTTTTCACTTAGGGGAATTGAGAAGTTACCTGGGTATCAAGAAATCATATCGCATTGGAACATAAACGGATATTCTTATGAATATCTTATGGAACATGATATGCATGATGGTATATTCATGTACCTAGATCCTCCTTATGATATTAAGGATAATCTTTATGGGAGGAAGGGATCTATGCATAAGTCATTTGATCATGACAAATTTGCTGCTGACTGTGATAAGCATGACATTCCCATGCTTATCAGTTATAATTCAGATCAGTTAGTAAAGGATAGATTTAAAGATTGGAAAGCCGCTGAATTGGATTGGACTTATACAATGCGTTCTACTGGTGAGTATATGAGAGAGCAAAAAACAAGAAAAGAATTGCTTCTACTTAATTATGATAACTAAACTTAAAAATCCAAAAACCTCTAATTATGAGATCCTTAAGACTTTAGTCCATAACGCCCAGTTTGCCTGGCATTATAATGAGGCAGCTGTTTTTACTGGGGATAAGGAGCAATGGGATAATCCCTTAGGTCATAATTTTGTTGATCATCCTTTTTATGCACATACCGTATTAGAAAGACCTTCTCCTCATTGTTGTTATCCCACTGTTAGATCAGGTCATGCAGAGTTGGTTCATAGAATATTGAGGGAGATTTTTGAGCATAATAATATACCATGGATGGTACCGGAGAATGAGGGTAGTACTACTTGTCTTTATAGAGTCAATATAAATGCAACCGAACCTGGAATGACAGGATATGGTTATCCTCATGTTGATCATGATTTTCCTCATAAGAATATGTTGGTATATCTTACAGATGCTGGTGGTGAAACTGTATGTGGAACAGAGATCCATAATCCGAAAGAAGATGATATAATTACATTTGAAGGAATACATTATCAGGGATTATCTAATACGAAGCGTAGAATAGTATTGGTAGCAACTTACTTGTAAATGGAGATAATAGATAGCTACTTAGAGGAGTCTGAGTTTGAGAACATCTATCAGAGAGTTCATGATCATTGTTGGATTCTAGTAAAAGCATTGAACAAAAATGCAAAATCAGAAGAGGACTTTCAGTTTATTCATTATTATGTAAATGATTGTAATGCTACGTATGAGAATTCTGGAGAAATTCCCTCAAGGGTAATGACTCCTTATGCTCAGAGTAATAATATTTCCAAAATATTATTTGTTAGGGCAAGATCTAATCTGTTTGTAAGAACATCTTCAGTTGCTAGGGAGATGGGTTATCATAGAGATATAGAAGATTCTGAGGAGGTGATGACTCTTTTACTTTACTTAGAAGACAGTGATGGAGGGACTCAATTTAAGGAGACTGGAGAGAAAGTTATAAGTAAACGTAATAGAGCTGTGGTTTTTCCTGCTCA